ATTAGATGGCAAAGCTGTTACCTACAATGTGGAAGCAGTAAGCATCAACGCTCAAGCACTATTAGGTACAAAACGAGGCAGGATACCCACTGGTGTCAAAGTACAGGGCAATAATGTAAACGATGCTCTTAATGGTATTAATGGTTTAATAACTAAATTAAATCAAAGCGAATTACAAAGAACCGAGAAAAAAAACCCATCAGATGGCATACCTAACAAATACTCAATCAAATATGTAGGCGATGCTGAAAATAGGATTGGTCGTGCTAGCATGGTCACACAAAGTGATTTAGATAAGATTAAGTGGCCGGGCAGTGGAGCAAAAAATACAACTGAATCTACTGATGCTAAGGGCGTTAAGCCACCAGATCCAAATGAAAGAATGATGATTTTTAACAATGATGTTTCTATAATACAAGCTATAGAAACAATCATCAAGCGCAGCGCCTACATGGAGAATGCTTTAAAAACTGTATACGCTAATACTAAAGAACCTGATATAGATCAAAAAAATAATCCTCAAGTTAAGCGTGAGAATCCATTACCGTTAGCCTGGTTTACAGTAAATTCAGAAATAGTTAAATGTGAGTGGGATGATACGATAAAAGACTGGGCTTACGAACAAAATTTTATCATAGCCGTCTATGAAATACCTAGCGTAGCGACACCATACGCTCCTGATCAAACCAAATATTATGGTCCACATAAGCGTTATGATTATTATTTTACTGGACAGAATAGTGAAGTATTAGATTATTCACTACAGTTTGACAATCTATATTTCAATACTGTATTAGGTATTGAAGAAAAAGATTTTCAGAGTTTATCAAAGAGTCAGAACCCAGGGGCAGAACGAGAGGGTCAAGCAACACCCGCAGATGGATCAGGATCTAGTACTGGAAATACAAAAACTACATCAGGTAATACTGGACAAAAAGCAGATGCTCCCCCGCCCGGTACTAAAAATACTAGCGCAGGAACGGCAACAGCGGGCGGTACATCTGTCAAGACCGGTGTAAAAAGCAAAGGGGATAGAACCGGTACTCTTGCTGTAGGTACTGAAGCACAGAATAGTATAGTCACTAGTCTACATGATATAGGAGCATATGCTAATGGTAAGATTAAAATATTGGGCGATCCTGATTTCTTAATCCGTGATGCTGCCACATCTGTCACACAACTTTATAATAAATTTTACGATACTGATGGTTATACTATCAGTGCAAACGGAGGACAGGTATTCATAGAGGTCGCTTTCAAAGAAGCAGTTGACTACAAGAATAGCACTGGTCTTATGGAAATCAATGAAAGTATTTTCTTCTTGAATTATCCGCAATATATAAAAGATATGACTCAAGGTGCTTTAATATGGGAAGTGGCACAGGTAGAAAGCACTTTTGCAAGTGGAAAATTTGAACAGGTGCTATCATTGATAGGTACTTCGTTTGACACAGGCGAATCAAGCACAGATTCCAGCACAGCCACTAGTGGTTCAAGTACATCAGCATCAGCCAATGATGATCAGAAACCTTTACAGAATTTAGATAAAAGCGGTTTAACAAACTTAGACGGAACACCTCTTAGAGGCGGCGGATAATAATGGCACAAGACGTTATAAAACCAAAAGGTCCACTTAAGAGAAGCAGCCCAGATGCAGGCGGCGCTAATCCACGCATGGTTCCTGCATTGGGTATCGTAAAAGATAATGTTGATCCTAAACGCAGCGGTCAGGTCATGGTCTATATCTCAGACAACAGCGGTCTAGATCCTGAAAACAAAGACAACTGGCGTCCAGTGACTATGTTGAGTCCCTTTTATGGTGTCACAAGACCAGACGCAGGTGATACAGAGTTGGGAACATTTAAGACTAATCCAAGCAGTTATGGTATGTGGTTTAGTCCCCCCGACATAGGGACTACTGTGCTATGCTTGTTCGTTGATGGTGATATGAACTATGGATTTTATGTAGGTTGTGTCATGTCGCCGGAAGCATTGCAGATGGTTCCTGCTATAGGTGCTACTGATAACATAATACCAAACGAAGGTGAAGCAAAAAGTTATGGCGGTGCGAAACGATTACCAGTCACTAACATCAACACCAACAACAAAAATGTGGCTGATAGTTCTGAATATTTGACAGCACCTAAACCTGTACATAGTTATAGCTCAACCATAATGTTTCAGCAGGGTATATTGCGCGATCCAGTCAGAGGCCCCATAAGTTCAAGTAGCCAGCGTGAAAGTCCTAGTAGAGTTGGTTGGGGAATCAGCACACCAGGCCGCCCTATATATGAGGGAGGGTTTGATGATACTAGCATAGCAGATAACCTTCAAGCAGATAAAAGCAAACAACTAAGGGTGGTATCGCGTAGAGGTGGTCATACTATAGTCATGGATGACGGTGATATCATTGGTCGTGACCAATTAGTTAGAATCCGCACGTCATTAGGTCATCAGATATTAATGAGTGATGACGGACAGACCTTGATGATATTGCATTCTAATGGACAAAGTTATGTTGAACTAGGCAAAGAAGGTACAGTAGACATATATGCTACTAATAGCATAAACCTTCGCACACAAGGCGATCTAAACTTACACGCTGATAATAATGTAAACATACATGCTACAAAAAATTTAAACATACAGGGCGAAAATATTCATATCAATAGTGAAAAAGAATTCAAGCAAAGAGTTGGCGCAGATAGTCAATATTTTACAACGGGAAAAAATACAGTCAAAGTCGGCGGTGCTTATAGTGTTAACTCAGGCGGTCAAGCAAGCATGGCTTCGGGCGCAGAGGCATTTGTAAATGGCTCTAAAGTAAATTTAAATAGCGGGCAGGCATCAACGCAGCCGGCTGAAGTTCCTGCGATAGATAAGACATTACATACTGATACATTATTTGATGAAGAAAAAGGATTTGCAGCAGCGCCAGGCAAACTAGTTAGCATCACAAGCCGCGCACCTGCACATGCGCCATGGAGCAACGCAGGTCAGGGAGTTGATGTAAAGACAGATTTAAATGCTAGCAGTTCGTTGCCTTCTTCACCTGCAAGCAGCGTACAACAAACAAATCAAGTAGCAGCAAGCTCATTGAATAATCCAGTAGCAACATCATCTGCTGCTACAGCACCTAACATGGGCGCTGCAAGCAAGGCATTGAACACACAAGCAACACAAGCCATATCAGGTGCAGTAGCACAAGCAGCAGCAGCAGGACCGTTGAAAGACGCAGTGACAAAGGGCACGGCTATAGCACAGACAAGTGAAGGCACTACTGTAGGTGTAGGCAAATTTGCGTTGACGCCAAAAGCATTAGAACAAGCAGGACAATTAAAGCCTGGTTCGGCAGCATTAGTTACTTCATTAGCAGCATCTACAGGTAATGTAGCAACAAGCATGACTAATAATCTGTTTACTGGTAAAGATGGTGCAACCAATCTAACTAGCCTTGTAGATAAAGTTGATACTCAAGCAAAAGCTTTGACTACAAACTTACAACAAGCACAGACTAAACTACAAAACGCAGGCGCTATTACAGGCAATGAATCAGCAGGACAATTAGGCGGCATGGTCATGAGCGCAGCCAAGAACGGCGTAGGCGCTACAGTAGATGCTATTAAAAATTCGGCAGGGTCATTGCCAGGAGCACCAAACTTACCAACAGGCAAATTAAATTCAGTGATGGGCGATATAAGCGCAGGTAATTTCGCAGGTAAGATAGGCGAAGGTGCTGCAGGTGCCTTATCTGGACTACAAAGTTCACTAGAAGCAGCAGTAAATTCACCAAGCCTCGCTGCTGTAGCAGATCAGGCTAAAGGAATAGCAGCCGGCGCATTTAGTGCCATAACATCATCATTTAAACCCATGGAAGCAGGAAAGCCACAGAATTTGACAGCATTAGCAAAAGAAGCAGCAGAGGCAACAACTGAAGCAGGATTATCGGGAGCTACAAATTCATTAACACAAGCAGCTGGCTCATTAGCAGGCAAGGCTAAAGAAGCAAAAGCCGGAGCACTTGATAAGTTAACATCTATGGCAACTGGAAAAACAGGTATCGGTTCCGTCACTGGGGCAGATATAGGCAGCATAGCGGCTAGCGCAAGTAAGTTATTGCCATCAGGTGGTAGCATAGCAGATAGTTTAGTAAAAACAGCAGGTTCGTTATCAGGATCAAATCTAGGTTCATTAACCAGCACAGGCAGTGCGTTATTAGCAAGTTCAGGTAAATCAGCACAAACAGTGGCTACAGCATTTGCAGGCTCGGTAGCAGGAGGATCATCAGCATTAACTTCAGCAGCAGCAGCAAAGGGCGGCAGCGTAGCAGCAGTAGCCTCAACAGTAGCAAGTGGTTTAAGCAATTTACCGGGCGGTCAGGGAGCAGTAAGTAGCATAACCAATCTTGCTAAAGGCGCATCGCCAGCATTACCCGGCACAGCGGATCTAAAGTCTGCTATTACCGGAGCCGCTACAGATAAACTCAATAACTTAGGCGGTAGTTTAGGAGGCTTGGCGGGCAAAGCCAATGATTTACTTAGCAAAGCAAAAGACGGTGCAGGCTCACTGACTTCATTGCTATCGTCTGGATTACCTGCAGGCGCAGCTGCACAACTACAAAGCGCATTAGGCAGCATAGCAAGCGCAGGATCAGGTATCAAAGTACCTAGCATCGCACTTAATACAACAGATAGATCAAGCATTTCTAGTGCTATCTCAAGTCAATTGGGAGATCCTGCGATACCAGCGCCGAAATTTGGTGAAGTAGATGAGGCAGCAAAGTCTACCATTGAAGATTTTGCTAAACAAAAGTCTGAATATATCATTGAGCAAGGCAAATTATTAATAGCATCTTTGAAGGCTGAAACTAAGATGATAGAAGCACTAGACAAATATTTAAAAGCGCAACAAAATTTACCTGCAGGTGATCCACAGATTGATATAGAGAAATCTATGTATGATGCAGCGATAGGAGAATACACTGCATCACAGGATAAACTTGTTAAACTAGATGAGCAATATCCTGCTGTAGCACTTGCTTTATATGGAAATGCACAGACGACAACTGACAGCGCAAACACAAGCAATACAACTGTTACTGTAATTCAAACTAAAGTTATTAAAGGTATCGCATAATTTTAAACTATAAATATCAATATGCCACAATATATCGGATTCAGTACAATAAATGCTAATAAACCTAAGACAACTAATGCCCCACCAGGTATTGATGGGGGCGTAGGATCATTAGTAAATCCTGTAATTCCAGGTAAAAAATTCAAGTTGAATGATGAAAATCTTGTCGTACAAGATTTTGTCAATAGCCTTAATATTAGACAGGGCGAGAAAGTGGGTCAACCTGGATACGGGACTACATTATGGAACTTCGTGTTTGAACCTAATACTCCTGACGTTCAGTTTAGCCTAGAAAATGAGATCACACGAATAGCCAATCAAGATCCAAGACTGATAGTAAACACTGTTAGGGCATATCCACAAGAGAATGGCATATTACTAGAGGTAGAATTAGCCATACAGCCGTTCAATGAGGCTACTTTATTAAGCGTATTTCTTGATAGCACTACTAATCAAGCCGCTATACAATAATCTTGAAAAACTGGTTTTTTGGTTTGATAAATAATAAAATCAGAGAGTAATTATGGCTAAAAGTTCTAGACAAGCAGCATTGTTCGGCGTAAATGACTGGAAAGCAATCTACCAAACTTTTCGCGAGGTAGATTTTCGTAGTTATGATTATGAGACACTACGCAAAAGTTTCATAGACTACCTGCGTGTTTACTATCCTGAAACTTATAATGACTATATTGAAAGTAGCGAATTCATAGCCCTGCTTGATGTAATGGCATTCATGGGTCAGGGTCTGGCTTTTAGAAATGACTTGAACGCTAGGGAAAACTTTTTAGATACAGCCGAGCGCCGTGATAGCGTAATCAAGTTAGCGAACTTAGTGAGTTATACCCCAAAACGCAATATTTGTGCAGAAGGTACACTGAAAATCACAAGCATACAGACTAGTCAGGACATCACAGACTTTAATGGTGTTAATTTAAGCAATTTGCCTATATTATGGAATGATCCTGCAAATGCGAATTGGTTTGAGCAATTTAATACAATATTAAATGCAACATTGATTAGTTCAGAAAGGATAGGTCGCCCAGGCAATGTTAGTGATATATTAGGTGTAGACACAGCAGAATATAGCATGAATATACCCCAAGGTAGTTTGCCTATAGTGCCATTCACTAGCACAATAGATGGCACTACTATGAATTTTGAATTAGTCAGCGTTACTAGCGTAGATGAAGATTATCTTTACGAGATACCACCTGCGCCAACCGGCAAATTTAATTTTTTATATAAGAATGATCGTCTAGGTTTTGCTAGCAGTAATACAGGTTATTTTGTATATTTCAAG